TATGGCGTTTCGAATCAGTTTATTTTGGTTTGGAATCGTCACAGCCTTACCTCAACATATCCACCTGATTCCCGATGGTTGTTCCGTCCGGCATAATCTCCGAGCGAAACCTCATCACGCTTTGCCTTTGATCTTGACGGAAGTAGTTTCATCATCTGGCTGGCTATCCCTGCTGTATCAACTCGTTCATCATGGCACCCTGATTCAGCATTGTATTTTCCGTTCTTCTCGACAAATGTTCTCATTTCTGCAACTGTTTCCGCGCACCTAATTTGTAATGCCCCATCCCGCGCGGCCTCATACAGTCCATCAACCATCTGAGGCTTTGATCTACTTGTAGTGTACCAGCCTGGTTCGCCCGGTTTCGACTCATACATGGGATATTTTAACGCCCTGAGTCCAGCAACGACCGTGTAACCGTGATTCATAACCTCAACACACGCGATGCCTCTATTATAGAGTTTGCCGATCAGCTCAACCATATCAGCGATTAAATCATATTGGATATGCCCATGCCACTGGGCCACTTGTTCACCGCTTGAACGGTCCCAAACATCAATACAGGTCGGATCGGGGTCAGTCTTCTCTTTCTTTTGTCTTTCGTTCTTTCCCCCTCCGCAGTCAACAGTCATAAAATAAACATTATCAGGATTAGGCTTGCTCCAAATTGATAAATGGCCATAGGGATTGGGTCTAATCTTTGTTTTACCAATACGATCTACAGGGTCACCGATTAAAAGGGGTGCCTTACAGCCAGCTTGCACGATATCGCAGAGCTCCGCAGGATAGGTATTTGACCCTTGAGACAGGAAACTTTCCTCGACTGTAGCCGGGAATTCCTGCTGAAACTTGTTTACACGCCCTTTAAATGTATTCTCTATCTCCCATTGCCGCCAGTTTAACTGTTCTAATGAAACGTGATAGCGGTTAATTAGCTTCGTTTCCGGACTATCTTCCCACGACATCAACTCTTTATTAAATACTTTTTGCTTAATCTTTGCAGCAAACTCCGCTTTCTGACCATCATTATCAAATTCCCTCAAATATAAATCATGGGCAAACCACGGAATGAATATTAAAACCCATGAGTCGTTATGATTTTTCCACGCATAGGGAATTCCATCCTCAATGTAGTACGGATATTTACCCTCGCAATAAGCAGCAAATACGTCGCGTTGAAACCTGTTGCCATAACCATTGCCGGTTGATTCGAGATATGCCTCTGTTCCAATAGGATCAGCAGGAAATGCGGACATTGCACCGTCAAGTAGCGCATCGGCATTACCCGGCCAAAACGCCACTTCTGAACCGTGGAAAAAATGAACCCCTTGCGATCGTAAAGCATCAGGATTTTTCGCGCAAGCCAGACCGTACTCAGATTTTAGTCCGTTGCCGTCTTTAGTATCAAACAGTAATTCTTTTTTTGATGAGTATTTTGTCTGTGGTGCAATAGGGTTTCTCTCATGGAAAAGTTTAGCCATATTAAATAGCGTGTCTGTTGAGTCTTCTTCGTGGGCTATAATAAAAGCATTAATATTAAAATTCATTGATGTTTTATGGTATCCACGCCCTTCAATAAGTGTTGATCCCCCAAAACGCCTAGCTTTATCAAGGATAACACGGACAAAACCCATTTCTAAATTTTGTTTCTCAATAATGTTATTTGTTATTCTTTGAGGGTTGTTTAAGATAAACGGTAAAATTTTCTTTGTGTTGTGATCGCGCACAAACAGGCAATCCTCAGCAAAAGACTTAAAATTGTCAATATACTTTCCGATCTCGCCGAATTTATCGATTGCTATTTCTTTTGTCATGAATGGCCTTTAAGATATCTTCAATGCCTTCAAACTTATGTTCTGTTTCTTGACGGTCTCTCATGTCTGTTATATTTTTGGCTGTGAATATAAATGCGGTCGGATTTATTTTCCCATCTAATGCGTGAGAAATTAAATATTCTTTTTGGATGTCTTTAGCTTTTTTATAGGATTCGGAAAACTCAGGATATTCTTTTGTCCACTCTATGGCAGTGTCACAACATACACCTGCAATTTCTCTGGCAAATTTACTCAAAAACGGAAGTTTGTCTTCTTCTGCCTCTGCTATAAAATAAGAAACAATTATATCGCAATATTCTGGTTTGTATTTAGTTGGCCTTCCCCCGGCATGTTTTGTGTCTCCGCCCTGTGGAGTATTTTCTTTTCTTTTTACCATTTTTAATGCCATATTTGCCTAAATTTTAGCTATAAGTTTTCTTATCACCTGCATCACTTCTTTACCATCTCGATTATCTCTTGGTTGAAAGTGTGATATATAAATTAATTCCATTATATCTATGTCTTTCCGGCTAGATTCAATTACCCATATTCCATCAAAATCTTTCTCTTTAACATGTTGTGCAAGCCTATAAAAAACAGAAACCGATTTCCCTATGTATGTTAGTGCGCTCCCATCAAATAAACCGTATATAATTGGTACTGATTTAAGGTGGATCGGTATTGAATTACTTTTTTCTGGTGTTATGATTTGTCCTAGGTAATGCTTATATAAAGACAATAAATCTTGCGCTATTTCTTCGGGAACTATGCCATCATCCGTGTAATCCCTACTTAACAATGCTTTATCTAGTTCCCGGGCATCTACATTTAATAATTCTGCCAGCGCAATAATGTGCATTTTAATTTTACCGTTTCTCAGGTTGAACCTGTTTTTTTACTGGTCCCTTTTTCATGGCTCTATTATGCCATGTTATTTGATTAAATCAAATTAATTATTTCTCCTTTGAGATATAGCCAATTTTCTGATTATCTAAGCACTCTTTTTTAATTCTAATATGATAAACTTCTTTATCTCTAATTATTTCAATGCACTGATTTTTTTGCATAACAACTTGTTGCGCCTGCGGCGGTTTAATTTCTCTTTTTTCCGGAATAGTCCCCCAAATAGCCCATGCCATTAACAAAATAATTATCGTTACTCCTGTAATTATCTTCACGTCTTTCATAATTTATCTCCATTGTTCAGACATTGCTTTCCCTATACCGAGGAATGTACGACTTCTAAACTTAGATCGTTCTTCTAAATTAGATATTAAACTACTTTCAAAAAACCACTTATCCCACTTCCGCCCACTTTTTGATGTATAAATTTCGTTTTCAACAATATTAGTTGGGGTTAATTTATCCAAGTTTTCCAACCATAGACAAGTTGCTTTTGTACTACCATAACCAAATTGGTTTGGTCTTATAATTTGCGTTGGTTTTTTAATTCTTGAACTAATTATGCTTATTGGGTTTTCTATTGCCTTTTTTGGGATACGACAATTAAATAATTTATTGACGAATCTTAACGCATCTTCTGTTTTTTGCTGTCTTATGGGATTATTTGTATTCCAACGTATCCCGGAAACACATAGGTATGTGCATGGTGGGTGTGCTATCATCAAATCCCAACCGTCATTGATGATTTTTAAAACATCACCCTGAATATGTTGCCCTGGAATTTCAGTCGGCAATAAATCACACGACCAAGCATCATGCCCCCTTGCCTTAAAAGCTTCCCGAACAATTCCCGAAAATTCACAAGCCACTAATACTTTCATTATATTTCATCACCCATTGAGTTGAAAAATCTTTCCAGAGTCTTCTCGTCTCCTTCCGCGGGCTGTAATCCTAAAGATTGAGAAAATCCATAGCAAGCCACACTAGCTCTTCCGTTTTCTAGTGTGACCATAAAAAATCCCGCAGATGTTGCATTACCCGTAATCTTTTTGTGTTGTACGGCATCATGTAGGATAACCGGGAAGATATTATCTAACATAACGTATTTGAATTTCATGGCATCCCCCTTAAAATATCAATAATTCCCCAAACTAAAATAACAACCAGAATTATTATCACTGCAATTCTTTCGATGTTATTCATATTATTTCCCCTTAAATAGGGAAAGCCTGTTGTGGAAAGTCTCACTGAATTTATAAGCGGACACTTCATCTTCTTTTTTCACCTTAAGACAAGCATTTCCGTTACGATAGACAATATATTGTTTACCTGTCTTTTTACAGGGCTGTTCTGACCAAATAGTTTGTATTCCATTCCGTGTTTCAATACCAGTTATGCAATTTCTTTCTCTCCAATCTTGATACATAGGATTTATGTTATTAATTAAAACCGTATTGGCTCTTTCTAGTTCATCGATTCTGTTATTGTAATTATTACATACTAAAAATAACGATATCAATAAAACAATTATCATAAATAATACGCATAAATACCAGGTAGTAAATTTATTGTTCAGTGTAGTAAATTTATTTTTCATGTCATTGCTCCAATCTGAGTTTATCTGCCTCGGCTAAAATATTCCCCGGGATTGCGTCTTTTCCAAAAACGTGCTCAAAATAAATAGCGTTTAGTGTCATATACTGAATAAATCCTCGCTTGGTACTGCGATTAAGATTATCAAACTTGCTCCTTACTTCCAGTGGTTCTTTATTGTGCTTCTTTCCGTAACTCTTTTGATATTTTGCCGATAGTGCTATCCTACACGGTTTACATAGGCAATCGGTAACTATTTCCCCGGTTTTCGGGTGCCTATGGGAATAGGCGTTTTTAATGGTAATTGGAATACGACAATCTTTGTTTGAACAAAGTTTTACTTCTGGCTTAGGTTTGCACATTTATCCCCCTTTATTTCCATAACCTCGTAATTTAGTTTGTTATTTGAGAAATATCTTACCATAAATTTATTACTAACTCTATACTTTTTTGCCATGATTTGTAGGCAATTCAGCAACGCTTGTAACGGTCCAGGCGCCTCTGTTTTCATTTTAGTAACTTCTCTTTGATAGTTTAAAATTACCTGATAGTTAGTCATTTTCGTTGTCCATTGCTATTTCTTTTAAAAGTCCGAACTGTTTTTCAAGGGTAACCACCCATTCCATTATACCCGTGCGCCGGTGGAATTCTACCCGTGCCTTTGCCCGGCTTTGCCCTTCTTTTGGAACTCGTTTAATCATAATTACACAGTCTGATTCCTGAGCAATGAAACTAGAATCCCTTAAATCTTTATGACTTAAATCTTCTCCTGTGTTTTTTCCAACATGACACAAAAGAAATATTATAAAGTCGTTTTCAACAGCGAATCTTTTAATCCGGCGAACAATCACGCCGATATCAAGGCTGGGATTTTTTATACGTGCCATATCAACAAGATAATGTAAATGATCAATAAAAAATATACGAGTATTATATTTAAAAAATGACTCAAGACAGCGATCCATAAACCATTCAAAATCCTGAGCTTTGTTTTTTTTGGGAAGGTAAAAAAGTGGTAATATCGGAAATTGATCTAAGAATTGACGTGCTGGAACTTCATAGGAAAACCAACCGGAATACTCTTTTTGTTTTGAAAAATTAACAGTTAACGTTTGAGCAAGTAATGTTTTACCCATTTTTGTAGGGCCAGAAATTACTATTAATTCACCATCTTGAAATCCACCACAGGCGTAATCAATCCCAGGTATATTTGATTTTATTGAAATATGAGGAGTTTTCTTTTCAGCCAACATCTTGTCGTGCAGCTCATACGAGGTAACAACCTCATCATTTTCCCCGTAGTGCTCATAATACTCAATTGTCTGGATGTTGCAATCCCCATGCACATAAATCTTCTCGGAGTTTTTTAAGTCTGTCATTTACCGCCTCAATTTCGTTTTCTGCATAAGATATAAAATAATTAAACCACTGACACGTTGCATCATCATCCTGTTTTTCTAATAGTTTTTTATAAAACCCTATTTCCTGAGAGTAATATTTTATATTTTCAATTTCGCAATCAATTAAAACCTTATGCCAACTAGGATCAATTACCATGATGATTTTTCCTTTTCCCCCAACTCAGCCTCCCACATTTTCCCTTTAATCCACCGTTCAGGATCCTTCCATTCCGGCCTAAATTTGTCGCCAGCTTCTTTCCTCCAAATTATCTGGTCTTGAATTGCCTTTAATACAATTTCAATTTCCGGTTTTTCACCGTTTAGTTTATTCCAGTTATCAAAAGCAATTTTTTTTGATCCTGATTTTTTAGGGTAAGCTTTCCAAAAAGAGAGGAAATCAAGAGAGTATTTATTATTCTTTAATTCTTTACATTCTTGTTTGTGGTTACTTGTTGGTTGTTTGTTGGTTACTTGTTGGTTGTTTAGATGGTTATTTTCAATTTCTTGTTGCTGGTAAATATCCCAATTTACTATTGATATAATAGAATATCTGTTGGTTACTTTGATGGTTAAATTTTCACTTGTTTTTAAAAAATCAAGACAAGTACGAATTGACTGTTCAGACATCTTTAATTCTTTTGCAGCTTTTAACCGTCCAAAAACAAAATCACCCGATTTTAAGGACACTTCTTTATAACCAATAATAACCTTAACATCTTTATGACTTGCTTTCATTAAACACCAAGACCAGAATGTCCATAGTTTATGATTAGACAACCATCCAGCATCTAAAGATTTACG